CTGCTTTAGTAATGAGTGGACCATCTTTTAGCAGCATAGAGTCACCAATAAACTTTATTTCATATCAGTACAAACCGCTAGATAATAAGTATAAGCATTTTGGAACAAGGATGCGTGTTATTGGAAAGGTTGAAATTAGCGAAACAAAAGAACAAACTCCAGTAGGCTCTGTTCCATATTATGTATTATCTGGAACACAACCAAACCAACAATTAAATATCTCTGGTGGTTCTGGAGGTCTTGCTGTAATGATAAACCCAGAAACCAATGTGGGTTATTATTTTGAAATTGTTGCTTTAACAGAAAAAAATATTAGTCAATATTCTTCAGATGTAGATAATCTTCACAATATTATTTTTTATAAAGTTTATTCAGATCCAACAGGAAAAGCGATACCAATAAAACTTTGGGGCGGGTTAAGTAACATTATTGTAGACGATGGTAAGTTTACTGGGCAAGCACGTATGATAGGAGAACAAAATCCTACTGTTTATGATTTAGCAGTAGAATATCAAGACATAGGGTCTTCTCGTAGATTTTATTTATATATAAATAATAACTTAGTAAAGGTAGTTGACGACTCCTCTCCATTGCCAATATACAATAATCTTGCACTATTTGTTCGTGGGGGAAGCAAGTGTATGTTTGAAAATGTATATGCTCTTGCTAATAACTATAGCCAAAATACTTCGTTTTCGTTAGAGACACCAGTATCTGCTGCTTTTGGAGATGAACATATAACTGCCAACGAATCCTTTAGAAAGTATGCAATGTCTGGTATTGTACAATCTACATATTTATCTGGAATCAATACAAGTCAGCCACCAAGTTTTAATATTTATTTTGATGAGTTTGGAACCATTATGAGAGAAGCAGCATATCTAAAGGTAAGGTATGACAAAGCCTATCCAGCATTATATGCACAACTTTCTCCAACATTTAATAGAATTAAAGGATACACGACTTCTGGATTTAAAGCAGGTTCATACGGTGCTGAATTTTTAATTTTTAATTCAACTGATACATCAATTAATCTTGATGAGTCTAGCGGAAACTATTTAAGAATACAAGGTATAGCATTTACACAAGAATCTAATAGTCAGTTGAGTGTTGACTCATACTTTGCAAAAAATACTAACTTTTCAGATCCAATGATAGGAAAAGATGGTTTAATTGTTTCTCCATTTAGACTTGCATTAGATTATGATAAAATAAAAACAAGCAGGCTGACGTATGGCAAAAAAGAATTTTCTTTAGATCCAACATATGTTCAGTCTAATGACGATGCTAATGAACTAATGGGATGGATAATTAATAAAATACTTAGACCACGTAAAAATGTAGGTGTTAAGATTTTTTCAATGCCAATACTTCAATTGGGAGATATTGTCAATATAGAATATAAAGACGAACTTGGAAATGATATAATAGAATCAGAAGATAAAAGATTTGTTGTATATCATATAGAATATAATAAAGATGCAGACGGACCAGAAATGACCGTTTACTTAAGTGAGGTTTAAAATGTCAACAGTAAATAGTACTCCAAACTTACCATCATCTAGCCCAAATCCAGGAACAAATAATCCAAGCGTTGTTGCAGCAACACCAGATATTATTTTATTTAATGATGAATCTACGCCAATAGAAATAATGACAGATCTTATATTTGAAAATATAGGTGGTCAAGAATTAATTAATATAATAAGATCAGATATAATTAATGGACAAAATGTAATATATCAACCTATTAAAAATCTAACTAATTTATTTTTTCAGTATAACCCTCAAAATATTTTAGCACTTCAAGATACTGATTCAAATTATTTTAAAAAATTTCCTATAAATTTTTCAAACAAAGTTCCAGAATGTGGCACAGGTCCTGACTGCTCAAAGGTTTATATAGATCCAGACACTGGAGATCTCGTAATTAATGTAATTAATCTAGCAAGAGATGAGCAGGTAGAGATATCCATAGTTTCTGACGGAGAAGTATTAGATGATACAATATACGAGGTGAATCCATGATTACAAATATAGGTAAAGGCATTTTAGCAAAGTATCTTATTGGCCAGGCTCCAGCCTATGCCTCTTATGTTGCCATTGGTTGCGGTGCAAAACCGCTTGCAACAAACCAGTCTTTTGCAGATTATTCTGATAAAAAATCTTTAGATTTTGAAATGTTCAGAGTACCAGTTACATCACGAGGTTATGTAAATGAAGACGGCATCGATAAGATTGTGCTAACAGCAGAACTTCCAACAGATGAAAGATATGAAGTATCAGAAGTTGGGATATATTCTGCTGGAGCAAATCCATCTGCAGGAGCATATGATAGTCGTTCTTTATTTGCATTCACAGTAAATGAAAACTGGGAATATCACGATCAAACATCCGCTATCGAACTTCCAATATTTTATGAACCATTAGATACACCAAATAACGATAATATTATTAATAAAACAGAATTAGCATTTCAGACTAACTCTGATAATCGACTTTTTACAAACGAGGATAGAATTTCTAGATATGAGCGAGCAAGATTTTATAATAATATAGTTATGCTAAGAGGAGACATGTCAACTTTAAATGTTTCTGGAAATCATTTATCAATAGAGAGTGGTTCAAATCATATTCATTTATTAGGAACATCGTTAGATTTTAATAAAAATGCACCAACAGATGAAATTAAATTAGCATTTTCTATTATAAATAAAGATCCAGATCCATCTATAGTTCCTGATGAGGTTAGAGTTATTTTAGAATTTGCAGAAAGCGATACTGCAGGAAGCGGAGAGTGGGCACGTTTTGAAGTAATTATGTCTGCAGATGATTATGATTTTGCCAATAATAGATATTATGTTATTACAAAGCAACTTCAGGAACTATATAAAAGCACTGGCTTTACATGGAATAATGTTACTATTATAAAGATATACTCTTCAGTTATCAATAATGGGTCTCCATCTGAAGATTTTTATGTAGGCCTAGACGCAGTAAGGTTTGAAAATGTATCTACAACAAATCCAATATACGGCCTTACTGGGTATACTGTTCTTAAAAATACCAATGCAGAAACAATTATTAAGGCAGCAAACACTACAAACTATATTGAGTTTAGATTTGCAATGGATGTACAGTAATGGCAACACCAGATTTCGGCATAAAAAAAGTTATTATTCCAAAATCTAAACTGCCTGGATTTTTTGGGGAAAATAGAAAATACATTTTAAGATATAGATTTATATCAGAAGACAAGAATAGAACATCTCATTGGTCACCAGTATATAAAATTATTGCTGAAGATACGCCAACAGAAATTTTAAATAGTATGATTATTGATACAACAAACAGAGTAATCAATTTGGCATGGGAGCCACAGGCAAATATGGAAGAATATTTTATATATGTAAAGTGGAACAACGGAGGCTGGCAATATTATACAAAAACTTCACAGACTAACTATTCTATAGTTTATGACTCTAGCAAAACATATGTTCATGTAGCAGTACAGACAAAAACCATACCACTAGAGAGGTTTGCTGATGCTATATTGTTTGAAAATGAGGGCAGTCTGATATAATTAGACAGGAGGAATAATGGCAAAAATACCATCACCAGAACCAGGGCAACCTATAGATGTATCTTATATAGATCAGATAGTTCGTGCTATTAACGATCTTTCAGTTCAGATATCACCAGCAATTTATAAATATGTTACGATTGATGTTCCTAAGTTTACATCTCAAAGCGCTAAAATATCTGAGACCAGAGTAATTGGAGGATATGTCGACGTCTTTAAAGGAATACAAAGCGTTGGTGGGCAAAAAGATTTTTATTATCAGTTTCAACCAGAATTTAAATATCCACCAATTGTTGTAGCAACCCCAGTTAATATCAATGGAACAGAAGCAGGTAAAACAGTAACTGTTGTTTTAAAAGAGCCAAGCACTTCTAGGGTTGACGGAACAGTAAATTTTAACTCTGCTGGAGACGTTTCTATCGGTGTTAACTTAGTTATTATTGGCATTCCTAATTAATGATCAAATGCAAAAAATGTTCAAGAAAGATGCTAATAGACAGAGTTTACAACTCAGTGTCTCATTTAGAAATTTATTGCTTATTGTGTGGATCAAGAGTTTTTTTCCATCCACCATCTGATTCGAAGGAAGGAAGATGGCTACTAGAAAAGGAAATAGAACGAGCGAAGAATACAATGTCGCTGCTGTGATACCTGGAAATAAAAAAGTTTGGTTTTTAAATAAAGATCTTGTTAGGGTTGTGCATTATAACAGATCAAATGGCATTATGTCAATTTATAATATTACAAAAGATAGATTAGAAAGTTGTCTAATAAATGATTTTAAAAATAAAAGAGAAAGAGCATACACAGTTGGAGAAACTGCTGATTTAGTTAATAGACATAAAAAATATATGCCATCACTAATGAAGAGAGGGATCATACCTTTTCCAACTGGATCACAAAAAGGCGGGGAAAGGGGATGGCAGGTTAGATCTTACTACTCCGAATCGCAAGTCAGAGAGATTCGTGATATACTGGCTACATACCATATTGGTAGACCAAGAAAAGATAATTTAATAACAAATGATATTACTCCTACAAAAGCAGAGTTGACTCGCAGGATGGGAGATGGTATACTAACATATACAAAGACTGAAGACGGTAGGTTTATCCCAATTTGGTCAGAATCAATATAATAGAAGGGTATGAAATGGAAGATACAAAGGTATCAGTAACACTAGGATATACACTTAATCTTGGAAACTTTCAATCACTAAGGTTAGACCTTGGTGTTGTAGATTCAAAGCGTGAAGGTGAAAATACAGATCAAGCGTTTGAACGTGTATATAAATTTGTTGAAGATAAGTTAGCAGCAAAAATAGCAGAAGCAAAGGTTGAACTAGAAGAAGGAAATTAGTGTGACAGAAAAACAGAAGCGATTTGCTCTGTTGAATAGGTTTGATAAACACTATAAGTTTAAACTAGAACAAGAGCCACGCTATAATAAGTGGGTTGAACAATGGTCTGCAAATGCTCTAATAGAATCATATGGCATTGAACTTTGCTATGAACTATTGGAATATTATTTTGAAGTTACAGAAAATCCTTCATGGAATCATTTTGCATATATTGCACATGATATACTTGAAAGAAAACAAGAACAAGAAAAAGATTTAGTTGATAGATCTCAACGTAGAAAAATGGCAAAGGAGTGGCTGGGTGAATAATACAGAATCAAAGTTAATCTCAGCCGTACTTCAAGATAAACAGGCACACGTATTATTACAAGCAAATATTGAAAGCATATTAATCACACATGTCGATGTGTGGCAGTTTATTAGAAAATACTATGAGCACAATGCAACAGTTCCTCCAACAGAATTAGTAGTAGAAAAGTTTAGAGACTTTGAACCAGTTGTTGGCGTAGGATCTACCAAGCATCATCTTGAAGAATTACAGGCAGAGTATCTTACAAACAGTTTAAAAGATATTATTAGGTCTGCTGCTACAGATGTTCAGGGCGGACAAGGTGTGGAAGCACTTGAAACTCTTATTACAAAAACAGCAGAACTTAGAAAAAATACTGCAGCCATTCGTGATATCGATGTGACTGATTTAGATTCAGCAGTTGCATACTTTGAAAATCTAAAAAAACAACAAGAGGCTGGCGCTATAGGAATTAAAACAGGTCTTCCAGGTTTTGATAACTACTTACCTTCTGGAATCATGCCAGGGCAGTTGGGAGTCTTTCTTGCATATCCAGGTATAGGAAAGTCATGGTTGTCTCTCTATTTTGCTGTACAGGCCTGGAAACAGGGTCGTAGCCCAATGATCATAAGCCTTGAAATGTCAGAAGTTGAAGTACGTAATCGTGTATTTGCTATCATGGGTGAGGGCCTATGGTCACATCGTAAACTAAGCGCTGGACAGATAGAGATGGACATGCTTAAGTCTTGGCATGCTAAAAGTGTTCAGGGTAAACCAGAATTTCACATTATTTCAAATGATACTGGCGGTGATATCACTCCTCTAGTTCTTCGTGGAAAGATTGATCAATACAAACCAGATTTTGTTATTGTTGATTATTTACAACTTATGTCTCCAAATCAAAAGTCAGATAATGAAACGGTACGAATGAAGAACCTTTCTCGTGAATTAAAGTTAATGGCAATTTCTGAAGAAGTCCCAATTATTGCTATTTCTTCTGCCACTCCAGATGATGTTACTAAACTTGAGACAGTTCCAACACTTGGTCAAACAGCATGGTCAAGACAGATTGCATATGATGCTGACTGGGTTTTGGCACTTGGTCGAGGTACTAATAGTGATATTATTGAGTGCGTATTTAGAAAGAACCGTAATGGTTTTATGGGAGAATTCCTAGTACAGGCTGATTTTGACAAGGGATATTACAGATATAAGGATTATGAAGATAAGTCAGTA